CAAATTTAGTCCGTGGCTGATTCTGTTCTTCGTAATTCAAATGGTCAATTTACATCTGAGCGAGCTCGTAAAGATGGGAGAGTATGTGGGAAAAGACAACCTGATGCAGTAATAGAAGCTAGAAGGCAAAAATTATACTCAAGACAGTTAACAGGTAAAACTACAAGACAACTTGTATTGGAACACGCAGCCAGAGAACAGATTGGAGTTGAAACTGCATGGAGTGATTGGAGAAAGGTAAAGGAATGGAACGATGAGGATTGGGAAAAAGATAGGGAGAAGATGATTTCACGACTCCAGGGGATGAGAATGAGGCTTTTTGAGCAGGCTGTTAGGAAAGGCCAATTGCAAACGGCTGCTCAAATACTAGACTCACTTGGTAAAGTAGTAGGGGAGAGTGTAGAGAATATTAATTTAAACACTCCACAGCTATCAATTTCAGTAGAACCTAAGCAAAATTAGTTGACACTAGAGTAATATTGTAGTATTATTATATTGTAGTACATTTATCGCTTATGCTTTGATCTTTCAGTAAGTTCCCTGTACATCATTTTTATAAAAAATTTTTTAAAAAACCACCCCCCAAAAAATGGGGAGCGGGTGGGGATTAAATTAGTTCTGGAGCTCATTAACCTAAGTGCAGTTTTTCACATTCTGTTGCCGTGTAGGTTTCAGTTGCTAGACATTTTTTAAAACTTTTGTCTGTGAGATAGCAGGCCCACAGAATGGAAGCAAGCGAAATAATGAAAACCGTTGCATTAAGTCTGGTGCGGTTTGATCGGTTGGTAGCTAACCTGTAAACTTTTATTCGGTTTGGGTTGGATTGGTTCATTTGAGAAAGTGATACGGGAAAGAGAATAAAAAGAAGTTAATATTAGTTGCCTCGAATACTTGCTTTATTCTTGTCTATTTGTTCCTGAAGCTCTTTAACTTGTGCTTCCATGTTGTCAATTATTTCAGGTTTATTAGTTTTTAATGCTGATCGCATTGCACTAATTGATTTTCTGAAAACTGTAACTGATCTATAAAATTCTTGTTTACAGATTTCCTGATAATCAATTTTTACTGCTTTTCTAGCTCTTCCAATATTTATAGCTAGATCGGGGACAGGTTCAAAAACATAATTCCAATTTCTGTAAGTTCTTTTCTGTGTGTAGATATAATTCATACTTTCGTAGTTATCAGAATAACCTCTAAAGTAAAAATTTAATCCCATCTGTTGGGCTATCTCGTAGGCTTTTTCCCTTCCTTTATCTCCTAGTTTTAATCCATCTATTTTCTTAAGGAATTTAAAAACTAATAAATAGGTCTGAAGCATTTTTTCTTCCTGTTGGATTCGCTCCTCTAGACATTGTCTTTCAGATTTCCAAACTTTGCTATGTCCTTTTGTTGTTGAGTAGGTTTCAATAGTTTTTCCCATGGTTGTAAATTAGGTTGGTTTACTCCCTAATTTTACCATTTATTTACTAGATAGTAAACCACTAAAATATCACAATAAAAACCATTAAAAAACTAAAAAATTCTATCAATTCTCTACAATCTCACATAATAAGACTTCAAATTAATTGGTATAACTAAATAATCTCATAAGTAAGAATCCTATAATTTTAAAAACTTACCTATGCAATAGCACATTAATAAATTTAAAATCATTCAAAAATCAAACATTAAAAAAAGCTAGACTAATTAAAATCTAGCTTTAATTTTTTAGTTCCTGAACTAATTTAAATTAGATCTAATCTTTGAGATTCTATTTTATATTCTGAAGCTCTCCAATTAGGAACATAGTCAGGAATATTTTTGTAATTTCTTTTAATCTGCCATAATAATTCAAAGTCCTTTTGATTATGTTTTATACAATGGTCCATACATTCGTTCCATAATTCATTTACTTTAAACTCATAATTTCTCAATTTTTCTTCATATTCCATTTTTTCAAAAGGAATTTCTAGTTGTCCATCAGAATTAATTTTTTCTTCTGGAGCTGTAGGTCTGGAATAATCTGCAATATAAAAAGCGTAATTAATAGAAATTTGCTTAAATTCTTCGATAGTATCTTTAATAGATTCTTCGTGAATTGAAGTTGTTTCCATATTTGATGAGATATAAGGAAATTTCAAATAAATCCAATAATCATTTTTCGGATAATTATTTTGCTCTACTGAAACAAAATCAACTCTTGGATCATTTCTAAAATCTTTTAATGTCCTTGGGGTTTTCATAGTAATAAAGATGGTTAACTACTTCCTTATTGTAGTATCTAACAAATAATAAATCAAATAAATTTATTGATATAACTATATTTTTTAAACGTGTATTTATACCTTAAGCTCTATTAAATTATTAGATTCTCACTTGGTCTTATCTGAGTCTCATTACCTGATAGAAAAAAAAAAAAAAAAAAAAAAAAAAAAAAAAAAAAAAAAAAAAAAAAACTGCTGAGTTGTTAAGTCAGCAGTAACCATAATTATGAATGGTTTTTTAGACTGTAGTTAGCTTCAAACATTGTTTTCTAGCCTTTTGAATCCTATCTGCACAACGACCTCTAATGAGTGATTCAAAGCGAATTCTAGCTGATTCTGTTGAATCAACTCTACTAGATTCTGAATGAGTCTCATATTCTGTTATAGCGTTGAACGCATTAAACAAGTTAGGGCCTTTTTTACTGTTTTCATGTCTAACTTCGTTTTGAAAGTTAATTTGAACTGCGGTCCATTCCTTTTGAATGTCAGAGAATTTTTTATCTCTTTTTTCTTTTGTTTCCTTGTCTGTTACCTGACCAATTAATTTATCTTGAAATGAATGTAAGAATAATTCTTTAAGTAAGGCATCTGAACATACTGTATTTTTCATAGCTTTAAATTCTTCGATAGAATTAGCTAGATCCTGACGTTGATACTTCAGGAACTCAGGAAGGTTTTCTAGGTACTTATTAACCCCAGTTGAGTGTTTAAACACCATCTTATTTTTAGAATTTTGTATAGATCCCATCTGATTGAAACACCATAATCGCACGTCAGATTGAATGACTTTAAAACTATACGATCCATCCATAGAATTAACAAAAATCATTCTTCTGCGAATTGAATCACCATCTGATACATCCATGTCACTATTTTTAATAGCACATATAATGAAAACTCTAGCTGTATTATTCATAGGGATAATATGCTCTACTTCTAAGAAATTTAAATTAGGTTCGATAGCATCGTAAATTACATCATGCTTTACTAATTCATATGTGTTAGATACTGTAGATAAAACTCTACCTAATCTATTTGAAAATACTGCTTTAGTATTAGGACATTCATAGGAAACATCATTTACTTTTGTAAATGTTGGTTTAAGTTCGGGATCATTTAAAACATTAGTTTTAAATAAAATAGTCTTTAAATCATCATTTCTATTAAAAGGTGTAGAAATTAGATTTTCATTTCCCTGACGTTGATAACCTAAGTTATTAATCTCTTTACCTAGATTAGTCCTAGTAAAGT